ACGTCTGCAGGGGAAAGTAGTCCGCCGTTTCTTCCAAAAAATCGTTCAGTCTCCGCTGCAGGGCGAGCCAGTCAGGCATGTGCAGCTTCATCACGGTGGCAGGCATCAGGTCAGTACAGGTAGCAACCAGCTCACGCTCCTGGTCGAACTCACCAAGCTCGCGCACCGAGTCGGTCAGACGAACCGTGGGTGGGCGCATCGTCACCATGGTGACCGGATCCTTGCCGCTGATCGGGTCAACTACCGGCACCAACAGGGTGAACTGATCGGCCTCTGCCTTCTCGGTGTTGTTCACCAGCTCGCTGCTCGACTTCATCGCAAGCTCATGAACATGCTGCGTGATCGAGTTGAGATCGGGCTTGGTAAGGTCGCCGCGCTGCTCCTCGGTCAGTCCGGTATGGGCCAGGAAGACAGCGACAGCAAAACCGTGTTTGTCCTTCTCCGCTTCATCACGGCTATCCATCTTGAACTTGGCCCGCAGTTCACGCATCAGACCGATGGAGATAGTGGAAATGATGACGGCGGTCAGATCGGTAAGTGGCCAGCGCGTTTTTCTCGCAATAAAAAAGCCCCGCATGGCGGGGCTATCGATGGGGCAGGCTTAGGTGGGGCCACTGGCCCCACCTTGATGGAGGGTTAGAACATCCCGACGTTGAGACGATGCTGGGCCAGAAGATCACCATCGCCCAAGTCGCAGATGGATGCCTTGCGGCTGACATGCCACTCCTGGATCCCGTTCACCAGACGGCGAGATTCATCCAGGCTGAGGTTCAGGGTGTCCTCCGGCAACTCGCCCACCACGCCACCAGAACGTTCGCGGGTGGCAATCCGACCGGTCCAGAACTCCTGGATGGCCGTCACGACACCATCCTCATCCTCCCACGATTCGCTGACGATGACGGTCACCGGGGATCCGGCCTTGCGGCCAACCATCTTGAGTACCCATGGGGTCAGCCCCTTGGCCACGATCTTGGCAGTCATCTTCTCGACGCCGGTGCGGATGTCGCCATCGATAAAGCTGCCACCGAGCTCGCCGGTCTTTTCCTTCGGTGGGGTGGATTCCCACGATGTGATTATCCGTTGCATCATCCGTACATTTTGACCAGCCATCAGAGCACCTCGTTCAAGAAGGATTCAACAATGCCCTCGTCTTCGCGCAGGTGGTAAACCATGTGCTCGTTCGGGCTGTAACCGGCCCAGCCGATCACGATATGCCACTCGCCGTTACGGTAATTTTCCGTGTTGTTGAGGGTCGGGTGGAGGTAGACGTTGGCGCCAATCATCTTGCCGGCTGCAGCCTCGCTATCGAGCCAGTTTTGCAAGCTGGCCACCTTGGACTGCATGAACTCCTTCGACAGCAGGCGGCCCATGCCAGGCTCGGTGGTCGCGATCAGCTTGCGGATAATCGCCAGCTCGAGGCGTTCCAGGTTGATGAAGCGGCCGCTCAGCGTCCGGTTCCCCAGCAGCGAGAAACCACCCAGGCTGGTGCGGCCGAAATAGCAGATCCCGTACTTGTTCAGGCGGTCACCACCACTGGTCTTGTCCAGCAGGTTGTAGTCGATGGTGCGCTGAACCCCATCAATATAGACGTTCATGCGCCCTTGGCTGGGGTTCTCATGCACATCGACTCGCGCTACGCAGCTCAGGTAGTGCGCTACACCGGACATGTAGACATAACCCTTTGCCGCGTTGGACCACACCTTGACGAAGGGGTCTACCAGCACGGCACCGGCAAAACCGGTATCAACCACGCCGAGGGATTGCGACAGGGAAATCGCGGCTTCATCAGTCGTGCTCGGCCCTTCCAGCGCTGGTGATGCAAAAAGTCGCTTCGCCATCTTGGCCAGCGCATCATGCACCGCCTTATGGTTAAAGCCGGGGGCTGCGATGTCGGTCAGGGTCTCCGGGATGTCGGCGGCCAGCGCCTCGATGCCGGTACGGCGGCCGGTCAGCGGGTCAATGCCGCCGACGATGTTGGCGATGGTGCCAGCAGCGGCCAAATCTTTGCCGTGGATCACGATCTTTCCGCCCGCCACCAGGTCAGCCAGCTTGAGGGTGCCGTCCCCCTTGAGGGTCAGCACGTTGGTCTCGCCGGGGACATAGCTCACCAAGCCTGCGGTCTTGCCGCCGATTTCGGCGGTCCAGCTGGCAGCCTGCGCACCAACAACCGCCTCGAGCAGAGTGGGGTCGGTCAAGGTCACTGCCAGTGAGCCGTTCTCGTTGGCCTTGGCCGTCACGATCACCCCTTCGTAGTCCTTGTCTGCGGGTGGCGTCGAGTTATCCTCCTCTTCGATCACCACGTAGATGGAGCACTCGGCCGCATCCAGCATCGCCTTACAGGCCCGCCACAGCGTACCGCGCTCAGTGCCAGCCATATCCAGCTTGGCCAGTGCCGATTTACTGTTAACCCAGAACGCCTTGCTGCGTGGGATGTAGCGGCCCCATCGGGGTAGGGGCCGCTTCGCGCCGGATACTGGCGCCGTTATGGACGAATTGTTCGATTACAGGCATGGCTTATTTCCCCTTGCTGGTCTTGGCCGCCGGTTTAACGATGAGGTAACCGCTGAGGAGAAGCTGGGTCGCCTCCCCTTCGGTCATCTCGACTGTGCTACCCGCTGCCAGCCAGTGGCCGGTGTTCGGGTGCTCGAAACCGAGCTGCACCAGGTACTCCGTTTTTTCCATGGGTTACTCCCGAAAATTGGCAATAAAAAACCCGCCGGGCGGGTGTTATTTTTCAAATTAACAATTCAGCTATTAGTTGGCACATCAATACGATGCATTCAGCATAGCGGATAAAATGAAATAGAGCTGACTACCAGCTAAGTCAACTTGCGCAAAGGCATTATCAATACCGATAAACCTCCATGTTCTTTCATTCATTACTTCATGCAGCACAACATGCTTGCTGTAAACACCAAACTCCCTAACTAATGGTGTTGCCGACTGTAAAACTGAACCACTTGGGAGCGTAACCTCCAACCCGCTTTTGCCGTTTATCTGGACGTAGCTCAACGTTGCGATACCTTGTCGCGATGACGGACTCACCGCAGTTGCAGCGGGAGATGCTCCACACCGTAACGTTATTGTCACCGGCTTATTTAAATTATCTGAATCATAATAATAAAAGAATGTCCCATAAGCGCCAATATACGATTCACGGCAAGGATGAAACTTTCTATTATCAACTTCGAGTGTTGGGATGGTCAGCTTTCTAACAATATCGAAAACTAGAGTATCGCCTTCAGTCGTGAAGTGAATATTGTCGAATCTATATTCTTCAACAGGGGTATCTTCCAGCGCTGACCACATATCAATAAGAGAGGATCCCGTATCCTCTGCGATTTTCCTCATGGCCTTGATATATGCCTTAGCCTTGTCTCGCGTATATGAAGAACATGGCGGCGTCGACAGCAATATGATCTCGCAAGTCGGCTTATCCCCTCTAGCCTTGGCAATAAAATTGCGGACATTGTTATCCATCACTGCAATTGGTGTGCTTAATCCGATGTCATTGGCCCCGATAATATAGTAGATGATATCAGGGGCATACGGTTTCACTAACGTATCATATTCGTTCAAAATCTGGCCGCTTGTCCACGCCCCTTTTCCTGTCAGTTTCGGAATGGTCATGTTGACAGACCCGCAGCCATATATTGCCAAGCTACCAGCCGAGCCGTCTGCCTTTTTGCGAACATTACCAATTAATATTTTGTGACCTGCTACAGGGATGACCATGTAGCCATAGCCTCTATAATGGCCAGTAGGGCTAGTGTTATCATAAGCCGTACCATTAATATCAAACAGCACTGCCTCTGCTTCTGGGGCATAAGACACGATGACAGCCTTGCTACCACTGTATCCTGTATAAAGATATGCATACTGCTCGGCGGCTGTGAATGTAAGAATGGCGACCTTGCTGTTTATGCCATATTTCGCATAGTCTGCTTTTCTTCCGGCCCACGACAATATAGCCGAGGTGTCTAGCTTGCACTTTTCAATCGGTAAAAAAGATTCATGCGACGTAAAAATGGCATCGCGTAATATATGTGCCCATGAGGATAGACCGAAGGGGTTATTCGTGGCGTAGTCTGCACCACTGGCTCCCATTTCAGCATGATACCCGAATCCATTAAAAGACAAGCTGTCTCCCGTAATAACAACTGATGTACGGTTCTTGAGGAGGGTCTTTGTCAGCTTGCTGATTCTCATAGCGCTTGGCTGGATGAGGGTATAGTCATCACCAGCCGTTCGCAACGCCAGATCCTGAACAGGCACACCTGCGATCAGTAGTGAGCTGTTCTCGTCGGCTAGATCCTCCTTGAACTGATTAATTTGATTGTTGACATATTTTCTCGTGGCTATCACTGCGCTAGGGTCTATCTTGATAACAGCATCCGCCCCGTTGGCCAGCAGTAACGAAAAACGGTACTGTTGCTCACTAGATGCCCCAGATGACATATCCAGTTTTGGAGTTGGCGGCGTATTGCCAACGGCTATCATCACCCCGTTATCGTCATATAACGCCATTTCCCGCACAGTGAACCCCCCCACATCGGATGGAACGAATTGTTCTGCAAAAAACAGCCCAGGGGAATCAGGGTCAGTAACTAGATCATTTATTGGCGCGCGATACACCTCGTGCACCAGCGCAGTCATATCTGCATTAGGTATGACGGGTTGTCCACTACCATCGCCGAGTCCCATGCTGGATACACTAAATGGGATGCCGAGTGCTAGGCAGTTGGCTGCCTTTGCCAGACCGGCCTTGGTCAATATGGTGAAATAGGTCGAGGCCATCAGGCGCCTCCGGGATAAATTGTTAATGTTTGGTTGCTGTGTACAGCTGAGGAAACTAATGTTTGGCCAGTCACCGTCACGGCTTTCGGCACATAGGGATGTATTGTCAGAATGTTGCCGAACTGCAGGGTGCAAGGGGCGCTAATCACCCCCTGCACACTTCTCGATAAGCGGATCTCTAGTGCATCACGGGCGGCTTTATAGGTGTTTGCACGACGAACCAGGCGAGACGTCAGCCGGTCAGTCAATTCCTTGTCGGATAAATGCACAACGAGAGACAACACATAGGGCCGAACTCGCGTCGCATCAGACAAAAAACCCAACGCCGAAATAGCCCCAGAGATGCCAGATCCTGTACCAGATAACCCGATAAGGGTGATCGCCTTGGAAATTGTGTCCCGTTGGCTCTGCTCGCTATCATCGGCATCCCAGTCAGATACACCGCGTTCGATAGACAAGGATGGCAACAGCTGGATGGGCGCTAGTTGAGCATTCAAGGCGCTGGGCAGTGGCGCCGCCTGCTCAATCGATGACAGCCTCGCATCCAGAGCCTCCTCGATAGCCTGTTGCAGGGCGCTGCGGTTATCCGGCTGGATGCTGTTAGTCATAGACCACCTCTACCGTCACGCCGGTGCAATACGGGGCCTCTGCCAGCGTGCAAAATATCGGGGCGACGGGCTCCAGCACCTCTGCCCGCAACACTGTTTGCGGCGCATAGGAAATAGAGTACAGGCGGCCAGGGTCTATGGTGGCCTCCAGTTGCCGGCTATCCTCGCCATACTGCTTCAGATCCGCAGTCACTTGCGCAGGGTCTATCATCCCTATTGGGCTGGTCGAGCCATGTAGACGTACGTGGATCGCGTAGGGTTTGATCGTAGGAGCTTTGACCGTCACTGTGTCTGTGAGTAGTCTTACATCCTTGCGATTCATGTAGTCATTGGCATAACTGAGCAGATCGGCTGAGGGAGTGCCGTCGCCAATTCTGGCCAGCAGATAGCAATCGACCCGGCCGGTTTCCTGTTCCGCCATTACAGCTCGGCCGTCCAGAACTTCGCTAGCCCTGGAGTCTGCATGGAAATCGTGGGTTACCACTATCCGACCTGGTGATGGTGTGGAGATAGTCGTCAGCGGCTTCGCGCCCAGCGTCATGAGGTGGTAGCGATAGGCCATCTCTGACCCCGTAGTCGCAAAGCCGAACGGGGCCAACAGGCAGCGCGTAAGCAGGTCGATGTCCGACTCCATCTCGTCAGGGATGGGTGGGTAAGCATCCGGATTGCCGGCCTTGATCACCTGGCGGGTAATCCCATAGTCAGCGGCCCGCGCATCGAGATTGCTGCCCTTTGCCCAGAGCAGCAGGACCTGCCTGATCTTGTCATTCAGGCGCCGTTCTCGGTTCACCACCACCATGGCGCATGCCTGCGCGATGATACTGGCCAGCTCGGCATCGTTCTCCAGCGTCTCTGCAACCGCTTCGGTATCGGAGGGGCGCAAGGCCATGACGCGCTCCAGAATGAGCTCCTTAATTGCGGCCAGCACAGCCTCAAAACCATCTACCTTGAGCACATCAGGCTCGGGTATCCGGTCAATCTGTGGATTGAATACGCTACTGGTCATAGAGGGGGACC